CTGGACCAAATAAACCTTCTAATACTAACCGATGTGTTTGAGTACCATCAAGTGTACCTGTACAGCCAATACGATAACCTGCATTGGTGCAACCAGATAGAATAGTTGCAAGTGATTTGGCTTTGAATTGATGTGCTTCGTCACCAACAACAAAATCAAATTGTTCAAAGTATTCTTTTTCGTTTTTATAGATTGATTGCCATGTGGTGATGGTTAGAAACTTGTTTGTGTGTTTCTCTTTACCAGAATATTGACGATGACAATACTGTTCTGAATCATAACCATAATCTGCAAAGTCTTTGTACATCTGTTCAACTAAAGAAGTTGTAGGTACAATTAACAGACCTTTTATATTCTCTATTTGCAAATGGCGAATGATACAATATAGTATCAAAGATTTGCCTGATGCTGTTGGTGATAACAACAACAATCGTTTATTACGAACAGCATGAATGAAAGACTTTAATTGATAGTCTCTAACCTCATGTGGTAGATTTAATGTTTTAATAAACTCTGTGGCTTCAACAACAGAATATTCTTCAGTAACATTTACATTTGTATCTACTTCAAATGTATATTTTCTTTCTTCACAAAATTTACCAATATACAAAACAAGACCATGATATATTACCATGGTTCGTAAGTCTAATAACCTTATCTTACCATCCCAATATCTTGCTTTAAATGCAGGAGTAAATTGGTGACCAGGCACATAGAAAGTAAAATAATCAGAAAGTTCTTGAGCTATGTTTCGTTCACAATGGACACGAATGTAAGCTTCATCAACTTTCTCTAGCCTAATATCAAACACCTTGAATAAATCTTTCCCAGGCGATAAAGTCACGCAATTGAAATGTTCGTGAATTCAATTCTTTAAGTATACTTTGGCACACATCAACAATTTCCTCATGCAACATCTTCTGTGCAGTCAGTCTGTTTAAATCTTCATCACTCTCAAAGTATGTAGTAATTTCGGATTTCAATACAAACGGAAATGGTTCCCAACCGTGGTGTTGTAGTTGGTCATCATCTAGTTTACCAGTATAATATTCCCACTTCACCTTCTTCATTCTGTTATACTTGAACTCAGCTTCTTTTGCAAGCAAACGATGCCGTGAAAGTACATTCAAATACTTACTATGTAATTGGGGTATATTGATTAGTTCTTTGCCAGGTTCTGTTCTATCAATAACAGAATCTTTAGCCCACATATTTAATAATTCATCAAGTTTAGTCATACCAAATCCTCCTAGAAGGAGTATATCACAGTTAAATTACTTTGTCAACATCAAAATAGGAATATCTGAAGGTTGCATCGGCAGTAATGGTTGTATCTGGACTATCAGTAGTAGACATTGGGAATGAAGACACACTGGTAGGGAATACATCAATGAATTTAAATCTATAAATTGGATTATTTGCCGATGAAAGTAATGTTAATGTTGCGTCAGAATATTGTGGACCAAGGCCAGATGCTTGACGTATGCCAGCAGTTTTACTTAGTAGACCTAAATTTTCATACTCTTTAAAATTTGTTGGGAAAGTTATACCACGGATCCAATCGTGAACTTCTAGCCAAGATTTTAAACCTTCATCAACCAAAAAAGTAACATTCAATAAATCATAAATTGCTTTTTCGCCTGGTTTATACAAGTCTACAAAAGGAGTATTTTGTGGAATCTCTGATAATGAAATGCCAGGCACAGTTACAGTCTGACAAAAATACTGTATGTTAGGCAACCTAGAAAAGTTTAATTGAAACTTATTAGGATGTAAGTAATTTGGATTTTTAGGATTTCTGGTTAGTGCAGTCATAATGGTATTTATATAGCCAAAAAAAGAGGCACCGAAGTGCCTCTTTAAGAACTCTCTTAACGGAGTTTTAATTACATTATATTCTTAATGCGGAAACTACGATAGTAGTTGTTTGCTTGAACATTCAATGCGCCAAGACCTTGAGTTGTGCCTTCTGCAAATGGATTTGCAACGAGGCCGTAACGAGTCTTGAATCCAATTTTTGGTTGGAATGTACCAGTATCAACGGCACGGACCATCTGTAGTGGTACATATGGGCAGTAGAAAATACCTGCGTCATATGCATTAGTACCTTTGTAACCAACAACAGCGAATTCGTTGGTTGAAGATGTTTGTGCATATGGATCAATGTACACTTTAAGGCGACCGAACATAGTACCAGCAAATGTGTTACCTGTATCGTCAACTGTCAAGTTAACTTGTGACTGCAAAGCAGAGTTGTAATCAAGGATACCAGCCATCGCAAATGCAGATGCAACATCTGAAGAAACGATGATGATGTTACCTTTGCCACGGCGAGTTGTCTTGGCAATAGTATTAGCTTCACGTTCAATTTGGAAAGCAAGACCTTTAATCTTTTCAACCATCCAACGACCGTTAGAGTCGGTGTCAAGGTCAAAAGTACCACGAGTAGTTGTACCAACTTGTGCGCCCAACTTAGCAACACCATAGATTGTACGAATAACTTCACGGTTAATTTCAGCAAGAATCTCAGTAGAGAGAATGTTTGCCAATTCTGTTTCTGCATCTAGACCGTGAACAGCTTTCAAGTCTTGTGCAAGTTCCATTGAGTATTCTGCCTTCAAAGCACGAGTCTTTGCAGTTACAGTAACTTTCTCAATAGAGAATGCCATTTCTTGGAATGTATTACCTTGAGCGCCATCACCCAAAGCTTCAGCGGAACCGGTTGTCATTGCAGCGATTGCAGCAGCGTTACCAGAGAATGTGTTGTTAGCAGCAGTATCATTTGGAACTGACAAAGCGATTTGAGCGCCACCACCGTTTGCACCAGCGAAACCAGTATTTGATTCGCCAAAGAATGCTTCTGTACCGCCTTGGTCAGCATAGCGAGTACGCATTGCAAAAATCAAACCTGTAGGACCAGTCATTGGTTGCACACCGCATACATCATAAGCGATGAGGTTAGGCAACGAACGGCGAACCAAACTGATTAGAATTGGATCAAAACCGGCTGTTGGGCCACCAGCAGCAGAACTGCCACCGAAACCGCCTGTACCAGCAAAGTTGGTTGGTGAACCAGCTTCGTAAAGCATACCAGCAGATTTTTGCATCTCAACTGCTTGGTTCTCAAGAATAACGGCTGTAACAGCCTTGCGATATGGGTCTTTAATTGGGGCCATATCTGGATGATCCAGAACGCCAGCCCATTTTTGTTGTAATGATTCGGACAAATACATATACTATCTCCTATTTGTTATAGTTTTGTTTTAGAAATTGCTTGTGCGACTGCATTGACAAATGGATCAGATGATACCTTTTTGTCTTCTACATCGCCTAATTCTTCATGCAGTTGATTTTCATCGGCACGTTTAGTACCAGATGGGAAATAATTCTCACGGATGGTTTCAAGTTTGTTTTTGTATTCTTCCTCTGTGGAGAACTCTACACTCTCTGCGAGTGATTTGATTTTTTCAACTTGAGTTGCGGTGAGACCTTCGCAAACAACATGAACGACTTCAGTTTTGTGTGATTCAATTAAAGATTTTTTAATTTGAATACCACGCTCTATTTCTTCGTTGAGTGAGGACTCTAGTTCTTCAACTTTAGTAGCTAACTCACTAACGAGGTCAATTTTTTCGGCAGGAACATCAATGTAATGTTCTGCAAACAGGTTACGCAAACCTGAAATGAATTCTTCTGTCATCTCGGAACGCAAACCAGATTCAATAGCAATTTGGTTTTCTTCCATCCATTGTTCAATAACATAGTTGAGGTAATCATCAACTTTTTCTGTTAAATCATCTTTGATGGTTTGAACTGCTTCTTCAAGCATGCCAGCGTAATGAGTTTCAATTTCTTCTTCAATTTGTGTTACACGGTCTTCAACACGAGCTTCAAAAATTGTAGAGACTTTAGATTTGAATTCTTCTGAGATGGTAGAATCGTCAGCAAAGAGAGCGTCAACGTCCTCTTTCATCTTTTCTTTCATCTTCATTTTCTTCATCATCATTGCTTTATCTTCATCTTCATCATCATGCATTTTTTCAGCAATGACTTCGCCTTCAAAGTCTTTATCTTCCATTTTAGCGGAAGCATCTGATGGCTTTGTTGTTGGTGCAGCTGCTGATGACTTAGTAGCTTGCTTAAGTTTTGCAGAATCATCGTTAGATTTATAATTCTGCGGTGTTGGACCACCCAAGTCTTCAACACTTGAAGATGGTTTTTGCATTGGATCAGCACTGCTTTTACTCTTGCTACCTGCAAGAATTTCTGCGGCTGCCTCAAATAATTTGTTTGATGACATTAGGAATCTCCTTATCGTTTCTTATTTATAAAATTAAAGTTTTCTGATGAAATTTTCAAACAGATTGAAAGCAACCTGTTCAATATCTTTGCGTGATGCTTGTTTAATCTGTCTTTTTGCGTTATCTATATCAACTTCAACAAAACGACCCTCTACAAACAACCATTCTTTATTCTCCATGATACCATTAACAAATGCGCCTGGTGCAGATGGGTCTGCAACAATGTCAGCAGCAGTAGCTAAACGGAAATCATCTTGAACGATGTTATAACCTTCTTTAGTTGGTTGTAATGAACCCATACCACGGGAAGATACACCAAGGTTAACACCAGAGTCCATAAAGTTTTTGACTATCTGGCCATATGGTGTATCAAGAATTAGTGCTTTACCAATAAACGATTCTCCGTTGTCTGTTAATTCAACAATCTTATGAGAAACTCTTTCAAGGTTAATTGATGGTGTGTCTGGATGACCGAGTTCTCCAAGAGCACGATTAGTCTTTACATATTCTTCGTTGTAGCGTTTGACTTCATTGCTTAGAATGTCTTTCGTATACATACGATTGTTTTTGTTTGGTTTGTCATACACAAGAAAAGGACCTGTAATGTACAGATTCTTTTTGCCATTCTCGGTGGCTTCAGTTAAGTATTTTACTTCTTCAATATTTTCTCTAATTAATTTCATATTGTTTGTCCTGTATATGGATCTACATTATATGTAGCATTCTTTGAAACTTCCATAACAATACATCCACCAGTGAAGATTTGAACTGAAAGATTACCTGATGCAGTATTAGCAACTGAACCACCGTAATCGTCAAGGCGCATTTCACCTGAACCTGATAATTTGAATAGTTGAGCACCATCACGAGTAATCTCAATGGCACCATTCGTTGACCAATTCAATTTACGGATAGTTAAAGCACTAACAGTTTCGGTATTAGGACTGGCTCTAAACTGAATGAGTGCAAGATTAGCTGTGCTAACATCCACAACTCTAACGATTGAGCTGCCTCTTATAGTGTTTATAATTTCGTATGCCATGTTATTTTATTCCCATTGATTTGCGGCGTCTAAGAGAAATACTGCGTTTCATTAATGTTCTACGCAATTTTGCTTTTCCCTTTGTCTTCCAGTATCGTTTTAATTTTCTTGACTTCTGTAATCTTTGTATCGTTGGTATCCGAACAATTCGGTTACCAGTTAATCTATATCCCTTAATCGCAGATTTTCGTACATTCTTTTGAACAACAATTCTGCCTTTTGCATTTCGTCTAATTCTTCGGCGAATCTTAGTGATTCTGCCCATACGCATTACATTAGCTTCATCCAATTCTTCTTCAACCCACTCATATATATCAGCAGCCACAGAAACTTTTTCTGCCTGTAACCTTGTAGCAACCATTTGCTCAAGGCGCTCAAATATAAATGATTTAGCTTCTACTAATTCGTTTCTTGCTATAAGTTCTACAAAGGTCATTTTGCACGCTTAAAAGCAAAGTCTGAAGCCTTCATAAAATGTTCTGGTGACTTATGCACCATGTCAGCAAATTTTTTCTT